GACAAATAGTCTAGCCACACTCTGGTGGAGGATATTTTTACATCAGAAAAGTTTTGAACAGAGCCTGTAAAGTTTAACCTGTCGGCTCCAATGAAAATTCTTTTTGGTTTAGTAAAGAACGTTAGCGCTTCGGAGGCACTTATCGTACCAGATAAAATAAACTCATTTTGCAGGACACTAGATAAGTAATTTACACCGTATAGCTCGTATGTATACGCTGAAGCGGCTGGTTCTAAATAGCCAACGCTAGTGTTTAACATGCTTGTTGTGTCTGTTTTTGCTTTTGTGGGGCGCAATCTAAAAGCAAGATTCCATTTCTCGTTATCGTATACTGAGGCATACGAAGAGGTGTTTTTAACCTCTGTGAACACAGAGGTTCCGGAAGTTATTAAAGCAAATTTAACGTTTCTTAAGTCATTGTCCGGCTTTGTAGCTACGATGCTAAAGTTAACTGCGTCACTAGGGTCATATGTTAATTGAGTGTTACTAGCTTGTACTGCATGAAGACCAAATATGGAAGAAGTCAGAGAAGGAAACGACTGGTAGTTAATGTCTCCGGTCGGCCTTCTTTTTGGAAAAACTACTTCAGTTTCAATGGTGATCATTGCCCCAGTTAACAGACTTTCCGTAGCTGCAGGAATGTAAGATAGGGAATTAGAGTCTGTAGCGTCATAGTACTGATAAGCTGTGGCTGTGTATGCATCGTTGTAGCTTCCACCTGAAGCTGTAAATCTTGTTTCTAAATCATCAAAATCAATATATTTTTTTTGAATTGATTTGTGTGATTCGTTATTTTTAAATTCATACTCGCCGTTATTCGAATAAATGTTTAATTTTATTAATTCTTCGTCGACTCCGAAACACCTTAAAAAGTTTCTTAATGATTTATATGTGCCTTTAGATTTTTGTATATACGATAAATTGTTATATATGTTTTGATAAATAATGTCCTTTACTTCGTATAACTTTTTTTCAAATAATATTTTTTCATCGCGATTAAGATACTTTCCTAAAGCAGATATATCTGAAAATAGCTCTGGCGGGTTGTATCCGCGTGCATCTAAAAGCCTATCAGCAAAAGGCAGCGGTTTTTCATATAATGTATCATCTGGATAATTAATATCTTTTAAACGCGGCAACTTCTCTATTTGCAAATAAAGATCATCAAAATAGCTAGCTATAATTTGAGATAAATATTTAAGATTGTTAGAATTTTCTTCATCATCTTCCAATATCCAACCAGGTAAAGATTTATATATTGATATTAGATTCTCATGATCATGGTGAGACCCCGACACAGCCTTGCTATCTGCTAGCGCTTTGACGTCTGGATGTATAGAATATACTATTGGATCTTTAAACTCTTTTACAGCTGCTTTGGATATAACAATAGCAGAACCTGTTGCTCTAGAAGTAGAGGTGTAGTTTATAAAATCTCCGTTTGATATACGTCCAGAATAGTCAAGCACTGTAGAATCTATGCCCGTATCTCCAACTATGCCCTCGTTGAATTTAAAATAGACGCCTAGGTCAATTTTATTGAAAGTATCATCGTATTTATCATTGTCGGTATTGGTGCCACCACCTACTTGGTCTCTCCAAAACCTGCCAATTTTTTGTGCGTTTCTCTCTGTTTTCCAGTATCTAAATTCGTCAAAAGAAGCAGAAACTATATTGCCCCAGCCTTTTCCTATAGAGGTCGAGCCGGTTAGTGGGCCCACAAGACCGCCAAGAGCAGCTATAATAGTTCCGTCGACTGCGCTGATTGAATCTGTGTCGATTGATTTGTCGGCATGCACACCATCAACATATAAATTATTAACAGTTTCTTCATCGTAAGTTTTTGTTGTTATCGCATAGTGGTGCCAATTACCATCAGCTATATTTGTTAATCCAGTATTTAAGTCCGCTACAATTTCTGTTGAACCGGATATAATGCTTAGGTAAATTGACGAAGATGCGCCGGGAGCGCCGGAAGAATATAACCTCATGCTACCATTTGTAGCTGCAGCGCCGGCTAGTGACTTAGAATTCCACAAGTGAAAAAGATATTCGCGTTGTGAGCCTGATGCTGTAGATACCCATCCGTCTTTTTTAAGCCAGAACTCTACCGTCACTCCTTTTTCTAAATCAAACTCTAAATTGTTTGTTCTTTGGCTGGCGGTGTGATATATATTTGCTTTAGAAATTCCTTTTTTTGAATTTCCAGCGCTGAATTCGTTTTTATAATTGCCTCCGGGGTCAGCATGAGGCCCACCTTTAAAATATACATATTGGCCTAGACTGGCGCTATAAACATTATACGTAGTATCCTGTGCTCCGGTAAACGAAGATGTTTCATTTAATATTACGTAACCGTTTGTTCTAGGATACTCATTTTCAAATACAAAAATGTCTAAATATGTACTTTCGTTTTCCCATTGAATTTTTTCCGTTTGTGAGCCATCGTAAGGATATGTCTGATAAATTCTTTTTATTGTTGAGTCATAATACTCTTCTGCTAGGCCAAAACGAGCAAAATTGGAAGCAGTGGCAAAATCAACATCAGGAAAAAATCTGTCTCTTTTTTCTGAATACGTGTCGATATATTTGTGCGATTCGACGTCTTCGGCAAGGTCGTTACGAGTCTTATTCTTGATAAATTTTAGTGAATGACCTTTGTCAAATAAATCTTTTATGCTCATATTTTAATTCCAGCAGGCGTTTATATAATTAATTATCTTCAACTCTAAATTTAAACACTTCTTCTTGCTCCCTCCAGTCATTAGATGAATGATAAGCTAATTTTATACCGTACATATAACCTGGTTCCAATAAAGACATATCTAAGTCAAAATAGCTGCCTGAATTATCATATGACAGGTAAGTGTGGTTTGTGCTACTTCCAGTAGAGTTGTTTATAACAGTGTGTTCATCAACTATTCTTAATACTTCGTATGATGCACTGGGAATAACTTCTCCTTCAATATCAGAAGATGCTACTGTGTAGATCGTTGGGCTAAAGTTTCTTGGGCGCGTAAAAACTCTAAACCTAGCTTTTTCATTTTTTGTATATTTTGATTTTAAATTTGTAATCTTTGTAACAAAATTTGTGTATTCATCAGCTAAAAGGCTAGCGCTGTTGAAGCTTTTTATTTTTAATGAACCGGTTTTGTATTCTCCGCCAATAGAACCAGACCAAACATCGTGTAAAATAGAAGCAGTTGTCGTAACGGCAAGCTCAACTCTGTATGTACCAGTGCTTGTTTTTGAAGCAGCGGCTGACGTTAATAGTGCGCCGGCCGGCAAGTCATCTTCGCTAGCATATATGTTCACCGTAACTGTTTCAGTGTGAGGTATGTCGACAAGACGCCCTCTAATATAATTATAAAAATAAAGATTATTTAAATTATCAGCAGCAGTAGCCAAGGAAGAGCTAGCATAAAAATTTCCTCTGTCATCTCTTACTCTAGAGTCCCAGCGCGCTTCAATCGAAGGCTTTTTAAAGAAAAATTCGCTAGATCTTGAAAAGAACCTTTTAGTATAAAAGCTTTTTGTTTGGCCGTCCGGATTGTGTAACACCGAGCCTGAGTCTGCCGCGGCTGCAAACGAAGAAGATCCTTCAAAACTAGAAGTTAAAAACACTCCAAACCCGTAGTTTGATTGTTCTCCTGCTATCCACTCTTCAACGGCCATAGTAACATCGACTAGTAAATCTTCTGCGCCGTCATTGAAAGTAAACGTATAATTAGGCATGGACGTTCCAGCAACATAAGAGGAAGAGTGATAATCACCACCAACCTTGTCCCAGGCAGTCGATTGTGAACGATTTATCCAGTTTGAGCCTTCAACCGAATCTTTGGTCTTATCTGTATACGATTCCATGTCTAAGCCAGAACCTTCTTGCCAAGATGCAGAAACAGCCATAACGTTTACAGTGAACTCTTTTGGCAGTTGTTCTGAATGTCTAGCATTAAACATTCTCAGAAAAAACCTTACGCTACCAGAAGCTGGCACCGTTCCTGCGGCTCGGTCGCTTATAATGTCGCTAATGGGAAATTGTACCAAAGCACGAGATAGCTCTATCGAGCTAGTTGTGTTCTGTCCATATATTGAAAATACCTCTAAAATATCTGCAGCGCCCATATTAGATCCCGTGGCGCGTGTTGAAAGATTTAAATCAAAAGCGTTTGTAATTGTGTTGTCTTTGTCAGCAATATATTTTTTTATAGCCATTATCTTATCGTCCCTTTAATGTCTACATTTGGGTATTTTAATTCATAAACTACATTATTGGGTGCATAAAGTATTCTTCCATCTGCGGAAACATAATCCTTGATGCTTATAGTTTCGTTAGAATATAAACCCGATGCTTTATTGGTTATTTCCACGTTTGTTACATCAACGATCTCTTCTAGATTGTTTAATTTATCATAAATTTTTGTTATGTATATTGGCTGTGATATATCAAGTTTTTGCTCAAACATTTCTTGTATTTGTGATATTGCAACATTTAAAGCTTCTAACTTATCCTGTGAGTAGTCTACGACCGCGGTAAAATTAATTTGAATATTGATGATCTTAGGGTCTAATATATCAATCGTATCGTTTATCATTCTGTAGTTGTTTAACCAAACTTTAACATTGTTTTTTAAAACCTGGCTGCTGTTAATAAAGTTTTTATCTGTATCTTCTGATAACAAATATAAATTTAAGTTTCTTTTAAAAGAGTCTTGATCTCTAAATATTTTTGCTCTTTTTATGCTTCCAAAGCGAGGTGGCATTCTGTATACAAGCGCTTCATAATCATCAGCAGTCACAGCTCTATTCTGTGTTGCAAAAACGTCGTTAACTCTTTGTTTTAGTTCTGGCACTGTAGGTAGGCTGACATCTCCAGTAATTGGCTCTTCGTTAACAACCTCTAAGCTGTCTCTAACAAAATCAATTTTTGAGTTGTTTGTTGCCTCGCTTTTAAAAACGTAAAATGGTTCAACTACTCCCGTTAAACCCCTAGTTGCAACGTTAACGTTTTCGCTAGTGTTTGTTCTATAAACTACTGTCATTATAGTATTCGCAGGTGCGATTCCAAATTTGTCGGTTTCTAAAAGTTTTGTAGGATCAAATGTTTGATCTGTTTCATAGTCTCTTCCGTGCATCTTAAGAACAACATTAGATGGGTGAGTTATGTTTTCTGTTTTTAAAGTCTCTTCTGAACCATAGCCGAACTTAACAAAAATTGTGCCATTTCTATTAAAAACAGTGTATCTTCGTGGTACAGAAGTTGTAACAATTACACTTGGCACGTGTTTTCTTGTTTCCGGATCTTTATTGACAACAGATCTAAAAATTGTGTCTTGAGATAAATAATCTACTTCAAAATATTCATGACCCTCTGCATCTGTTATAGACACAATCTCTGTTATGTTTGGGTCTGACAAAGAAAGTGTTAAAAATCTAGAAAAATCTCCAACTTTTATATCTTCTTGGTCTAACTGTCCTGATATAACTCTAGCCTTAGATTTTACAGCAAAAGATGTTGGAGTGCCGTCTTGTTCATTTGAAGTTGCAACAATTATCTCGTTATCTGTGTTTCCAAAGTCTACATCGTCAATTAAAGTAAATATTTGACCATTATTTGTTGAGAACTTACTACCTTTTGCTAATATTGGTAAATAATTTTGATCTGGGCCAGATCCATTAGTTTGCACCGGCACTAAAATAAAAAGAGAAATTGTACCAAAAGAATTTGATCTAAGCGGCTGTTTGTATCCAACCTGCTCGCCAAGTCTTATTACATTATCATATTCTACTGCTGTATCTAAAAAAGATTCGTTGGTCTGATAATCTAGATAGAAAGACAGCACATCTCCAACATAAGCAACAGTGTCTAGCATCAAAGACCCAAAAGAGGCTTGTGAAAAATCCTTATACGAGTCGGGGTAATACCTTTTAGCATATTCTACTAATCCGTCTTTTATGCTGTTAAACTCTCTATTCGTATATCTTATAATTTTTTTATCTTTTTTTGACATTTTTAATTAATATCCTCGGCTTGGAGATTTAGTTCAGCAGACAAGTTCATGCTAGGAACATCATACTGTATAGATATTGAAAGCAACAATGAGTCTTGAACTGTTTTTTTATCTAGTCTGTTATTAAATTGAAGCTTAGTTATGCGAATGAAGGGCATATACTTTGTAATTTGCTCTCCTATTCTCTGCCTAATTCTTGGAACTGCCACGTCTACGTGCTCAAAAAGAAAATGCCTTAATCCGACTCCAAAAGCGGGGTCCATCATTCTCTCTCCGGGAGAAGTTAATATAAGATTTTTAAAATTCTGCTCAACTTCTTCCTTATAAGAAGTTATTAAGCCGTACAAACCGTGCGTTTGATTTTTTTGTAGCGGTAAATTGGGGCCTATTCCGTCCATAATATCTTTTCCTATAACTGATCAGCGCAGTCTGGTTCACTTCCTAGTTTGTTAATGTCATTATGTGTTTTTTCTTCTATTGCATCTATAAGTAGTAACGCGAGATAAATCATACCAGGAACTGTACTTATGAAAGGAGCTGGGAATGGGTGCAAGCCTCCGCCGAAAGGATTGAAAGAGGGAAACAGTGAGGCCCAAACGCCCGGCAAAAGATAGGGAGACTGAAACACGTCTTGCAGTATTTTTTCAGCGTCTTTTACGGTTTTTTCTAGCTCTTCTTCAATTTCTTCTTTTGAATTTTTTAGATCTTTCAGTTTGCTACTTGCTGCAGCATAATCTTTTACTAAAGTTTTCATTTGATTAAACTGTGTTTTAAAAGCGTTCCATGTATCTAATTGTTCATCGGACATGTCGCTTTTTATATCCTGCGGTGGTTCTTCTATAAAGAAATTATCGTCATTCCAAGCGGCAGTACCATCTTCATTTAGTATTGGGCTGCCGGCTTCGACGTCTATAACAACAAGATCACTTAATTTAGTACCTTTAATATTTGGCAAGCTCTGGCTGGCTACTTTTGCCGGCCCTAAAGAAGTGCTTAGGTTCATTTCAATTATTACTAACTGTTGTTCGGCAGTCTTTATTCCAGCGTCTATGGTTTGCTTGGTAATTTTTATTCCTGATTTAATTGTCGACAAGGTTGTTAACACAACAGCGTTTGATAAATCGATAATTAACTTAGCTGTTATAATAGCTGGGTCTGTCACCTCTACAAATCCTTTTAAAATCAAAAGCGGAGTTCTCAAGACTATTTTAAGTATTTCTTTTGTTAAGTCTTTGTCTTTTCCAGTAGTTCCGCCTTCGTTTCTAAGTGCAAAATCTTGTAAAAAGCTAGCCACTGTATCGGGCACGTGTTTATAGTCTGTTGATTTTACAAGATTATCTATAATCATCTTAAGTGTTTGTTTGGTTTCTTCTAAAATAATTGTGGGTTCTGAGATAAACTTTGACAAACCATCTGAGGCGGTAATTGCAGCGAGGGACATATATTTGTTCATCGGAAATAGTGTCTCAAACATTAGTTTAAATTCAGAAGAGTTTTTGATTTCTGTTACAAAATTGTTTGCTAAGTTTTTGTAATAAAATTGGTGAGAATTCTGACTAATATCTTCAATAGTTGCATTATTAAGTTGACCATCATTTATAATTTGTGATAAAGTTTTATATTGGTCAGGTAGAGAAAAGCCCGACCATCGACCAAGCTCTGCAGAATTGTACACATCACTTTCTCCAATCGTAAACCCATATCCATCGCTAGTTGGCTTAATTTCTCTCTCAACAGATACGATTGGAATTTGTAATTCTGGCAAAACTTTACCAGAGGACATACTGTCTGTGTCTGTTGTAGTGTCACTAATATGATATACTCTTTGACCTAGCATGCATTTTGCTTTTTTAAGGTTGTTTTCAAATCCAGGTTTTGGCGTAAATGCTTTTTTCATAAACTCGTTAAATTTAAAACTAGGACTTTGAATCGCTGGATATGAAGTTGTATATGTCATTCTCATCCCAAAACTTAAAGTTTTGAAAAACGGCTTATAGCCATATCGCTGGTAAAGAGCTTTTAGGGGTTTGGTGTTGTTTTGTAAGTCTGTATACTCATTTATTATTTTTAAAAAATTGTTTTTAAAATAATAGCTCCATGCGGAGAGCGGCACAATACCATAAATGTGACAATTCATAACATTGCCAACTTCTTCACGTGACAAGTTAATTGCTGTTTCTATTATTTCAGCAAAATTGTTAACATTGGCAGTTCCAACTAGCGTAGCGCCGTCGCAAGGTTTTCCATTTTCCTCAACGTCGCTATAAATCTCTGCTACGAAATCTCTAGCTTCTCCCGGTTGATAATCTACAATCCTAACATATGGTTGAAAAATAATATTTCCTAACTTTGCGTTCATGGCGTTTCCATGTGTATTCTCTGGATTGTTTTCTTTTGAAAAGGAATCAGAGCCGAGAAAAGCGCGTTTTTGTAAATTATTTAAATTTTTAATATAATCATATTCTCCTGGAGAATCAATAGGATCTTTATAGATTTTAATTTGGTTTTTCCACAAGAGATATGTATTTATATCCTGTTTGCTTGGCTTTTCATGATACTCGCTTTCGTACTCACTGTCAGTATAATACGTCATTGGAAGAGAGTGCAAATAATTTTTATTGCCCTGAAAACGATTACGTAGTGAATTTGGAATTATATGACCAAACAGATCACTGTTACCTTGTACATCGATTCCGCCGCCTTCAGGAAATTTAAAATAGTTATAGTGCTTGGGGCTGCCATAATTCATAGTATAAATATTATTTTTAAATCGAGCGTCGTGCACTATCTCGTAGCCTCTTTCGCTATGCAAAGAAGCCAAAGCTGCCAACTCTGCATCATCTAGAGAGCCACCTACCGCGTCGGTCGCTAGCTCTACTTGTGCCTCACGTATAAAATCTGGATCTGAATTTTTAATTATATCTAACTTTAGATCCGTAGAAAGAGGATTACTGTTGTGAAATAGCTCTTTAATAATACTGCCAACTCTTTCTGACTCTTTTTTAATCATATATTCAATTGAACTTTGTTCAATTCTAATTCTCGCCACTTCTAACTCAGTCAGGCCTTCGTTTTTCTTCAAAATATCATTAGCAAAGAAAGATACAAATTCAAGATCAAAGTCTTCTGATATGTTTTGAATTATGATGTTAACAAAAGATTTGTCTTTTAGTATATCTTCAAAATCAAAACTATCCCAAGCAATCAAAGAAGCTAGGCACATCTCTAAGGTATAGATTTTTGTTATTAATAGCACCATGCCTTCGATTAAAGAAACTCTGGCTGCGTTATCATCTTCACTTCCCTTTTCGTAAACATCATAACATAAAGATTTGTTATAAAACTCAATAATCATTGGCTTAACTTGATCTAATTTAAAAAAGTCTGTTTCCGTCTCACCAATGTCTTTTGTCGATGGATCACTAAGGTGGTCAAAAAGTTCTTGACACCTAGGATCTACGTCGCTAGTTAAAGGACTCTTTAAGACTTTATCCCACAACTTCTTCATAAAACCTCGCGAGTGCAGCCTTGAGTGTTTTAATTTGGTGTACATTTGAGTAGAATATGCATATTGTAGAGCGGAATATCCATATGTCGAAAGAATGGTGTTTAAGTGATTTGTAAAACTCTCCATGTTGTCGTTAACATAGTTTTTATCTTCTTCACTAATATTCTCTGGTTCGTAAAATTCTAAAAACTGCTCTCCAAACTTTTTTGTTAACAGTTGACCAAAGATCTGTGCTTTAAAATTGTATGGCTCTAAAGCAACTGCAAAATTTGTATCTTGTTGTTTATTTTCGTCTTGAAAGAGGCCGGTCTCAAAAGACTCAACTTTCGTATAAGAGTCTAGAACTGGAAATATAACTTCATTATAGTTGTTAAGAAGCTTCTCCGCTGTAGCACTTCCTCCATATATATTATCAACTAGGTTCTTGACGTCTGACGGAAAGTTTGCTACAAAATTAAAATCATATATCTCTTTTTCTAAAGAGTTCGTGTCTGTTATGACAGACGGAGGAAACTGTTTATTATTTGGAAGGTTTCGAACTGCTGCCTTAATTATTCTAGATGTATCTTTAATTTGATCCAACTGCGCCGTTAAAGGATTAAAATCAGAAGAAGCAACATTTTGATATATCAAGTCTCTATTAAGCTGATTTAACGATATGTTATTGGCTATTTGATTTGCCTGAGAGTTTCCTTCCACATCAGAAAAAAGCATAGTTACGTCTTGTACTATTTTGTTTGTATCTACTCCGGGTGCACCCTTCAAGCCAACTTCTGTAAACGGCAAGTTATATTTTAAGATATTTGGGTTAAAGTTTGGAGTGTTTTCTAATTTATTAGAGTCATACCCCATTTTATACGCCATTTCTGTTTGATTTTCGACAGACCCAAGAGATTTTGGAAATTCGTTAGATAAGAAATCGTGCAGTTCTTTATTAACAACGTCCAAGTCTCCAGAGAAGTAATTAATAATCTCTTCAGGACCTTTGTTAAATATGCTACTTGGATCTCTAAAGTATTTATCAAAAACAATGAAGTGCGGATAATATTGAGTTACATCAAAACCCGTGGGCTGGTAGTTGTCTCGTGTTATGTCTTGAAAAGTGGGCGCGACCTGGGAGCCAAGATTTTTAATTACTGTTGTGTTCATATAGTTTGACGCGCCTAAGACAACTTCTGCAGAAGCAACTGATGGAGAGATATTTGGAAAGAAGTTTTTAATTCTATCGTAATCTAGTCCAGAAGCTTCTCCTAACGTCAACTCCATAAATGCATATGCAACCATGTGCATGTCATCTTTATATATATCATCAGCCTCTTCTTCTCTTCTTCGTAAAATTATAGGCACTAAATTTCTTAAACCGGGAGAAATAGCTAGCCAGTTAACCCAAGTAACAATGTTCGGCTGGTAGAGGCCACTCGGGTTAACAGAATCTAGAAATGGTTGTATGTTATCAACATCAAATTTTTCATAAAGTGATTCAGACAACGACGCTCCGGTGGCCTCTAATTCTTGGCTAGCTGTAAAAGGCAAATTTCGTCGAATGCCTGGACTCTTGTGCGCTATTTTTATGCCAGTATAGTTTCTCAACATATAATACCACCTTCGTGGATCCGAATTGATATCTTTCAGTTTTGTGTCTAATGACCACTTTTGTCGAAGTCGCCTGTCTTTTTTGTTATTTGTATTAATATTTCCTATAAAGTTAGTATCTGTCGAATAATTCAGTCCATCTTTTCGCAAACCTCCGTCGTTAATATTTTTAGTTACTGCTTGTTCATAGTCAACTGATAACACATCTAGATACGTTGGTTTTTGATCTGCAGCAAATTCATTTTTAATAGTGTTAGATAGTGCGGTCGATCCAAGATTTTCGTATTTTTGTAAATAATATGCTGCTGTAGTTTGTGTTCTTTCGTCTTGTGGAAGACGACTTAAGACATGTGCGACATCAGATGGGTTAGACTGATTTGTTAAAGAAGCCAGGTTGATTGGCATTATTTCTTCTTGTTCAAAAAAATCACTCGGCTTGCTATGATCTCCGTCTTTCCAATAATCTTGCACGTCTTGTTTGATTTGCTCATCTTCTAATATAAAAAGCTGGTCTATAGTATCTAAGTCAACAAGCTCTCTATATTTCACTCTTTCCTGTTCGGTATAAATTTCAAGCCGAGATTCGTATTCTTCATCTATATCTATCATACGAGATGCTAAAGCATCATCATGTATTTCTTTTATGTATGTATAAAAGTTATTTCTCCAAGTTTGATTTGGAATGTACTCAGACAATGGAATTCCGCCAACTGTTATAAACTCGTTTGCCATTCCAACATTTGTGTCCTGTTGCTCATAGTTGTAAAATTTCATCCCGGCGTAGCCCAAGTTTTTATAAGCGTCTTTTGCTTGCACATCGGCATATTGATATGATTCCCAAAAATCTTGAGTTGTTATTTTTTGTTCTAATTCTTCTTGTATCAAAGCCGGAGTAGTAAGACCTTCTTCTAAAGCAATATCTATAGCAGCTTGTATTAACACTTGTCGTGGTATATTTGTTCTTAAAGTCTGCACGCGAATTTTTTCGTATTTTGCCTTTTCTTCGTCACTTGCGGTGGAGCTCATCGCGTATGCATGCGCAGTTTCTTGCGCAATAATATTGTTTTTCTTTCGCTGTTCAAAATGATCTTTCAAACTCTGAACAAGCTCGCTGCCGGATTCTTCAATTTCCTCAAGAGCTTTATTTATATCATTTTGACGAAGACTTTCAGCTATAGCAGCACCTTTCTCTACGGCGATGGCTTCTTCTTTTTCTGAAAGTGTATTAAGATTAATGCTTTGATTTCTAGAACGCCATGTACTGAAATTGCCGTAGTGTATGTGATTATTAAACGTAAGCGGGTATATCTCTGTTGATGTTATGCCGACTGCTTCGCTGTAACTATACGAATCCGCTATCAAGGCAATACATTGTTTTTTGTAAGGATTTTGTATTGCATTGGTAAATACAGAGTGAGCGTTTGCCAATTCACTTGGATCTGACATTGCTAAAAGGGCTCTTGGTGGAACTGAAAAGAACTTAAGCGCATTCATGTCTATCATTAATGAGCCTTTTAGAGCCGTTAACATGTTGCTAGTAATTCTATCCATAGTATCGGCTACCCCCGGGGGAACTACAAAGCTTCCATTGTCTCCGCAAATTGGTGGCAAAGAATTAGAAAAAGGAGTCATATTAAAAAGAGACATTCTTGTAAGAGCAATTACTTTTTGTCTTAAATCGTCTAACTCACGATCTATTTGTCTTTGACATTCTTCTTCTGTTAGACCTCCTAGCTTCAATTGTTCACATCTAGAGTCTCTATCAAAAAATGCATCACAAATATTTGACACTAAAGTTAGTGGAAGCGGTGATTGCGATACCTCACAAATGTTTAAATTTAAATCTTGACCTATTTTTTCAAAAGCGACTCTAATTTCATAAATTGTGTCAATTCCATTTAAATATACATTATACCAATTTGTTTTTGTTCTAGCTAAGCAGTCTCTTAGCGTTTGTTTTGTAGCATCGCCACGTAAAAGAGCGCACAACTGCGCAGTGCTAAGATTGTCAATTATATCTTTCATCCAAGCTACAATATCATTATCTGAAATACCTGCTATTCTTGGCAAATTTGCTCGCTCAAGGGTTGGCACAGGAATATCGGCCGGCGAATTAGGTCGACGACCTCCGGGGCCTATGTCATCGTCTTCTTCTAGACATTTTTCTAAAGCATCTTTAATTAAAAGACTAACTATTTGACCAAGAATCGTTGAAATCATAGTTACCAGCATTTTAGCTAGCTCTTTTTCATAATTTCCCATGTGAGTATCTGTCAATAAATTATCAGGAAATCTAAACGTCATTGGAGGCGGCGTAAATTGTTTTTTTAATTTTTCTGCAAAGTCATCAAACCACCCTGCGCCGCCGCCGCTAAAAAATGCTCCTGGATCTTTTATTAATTCTTTTAAGCCATCTAATATTTCTCCAACAATCAGTTCACATATTGCTTGAAGGCCGAGGGCGCCTTTCATATAATTAAGCCAGTTTTCAGCGTCTGTCGCGACCGCTCTAAGATCTTCAGCTGCAGAAACGCTAGCAGAACTAGCAAATTGTTGTTCTCTTGTTTTATTAGCAAACTTGTTTGCTGGTGATGAAAAATCACCACTAGAAATTAAATCTTCGTATTGTACAGGATCAACCTCTAGCAAGCCATGCTGTATTAGCAAAGCTCTTGCTTCACTATTTGTATAACCTTGTGCACTTAATCTTTCTTTTTCACTTTCTATTTCAAATTCTGAATATCTTTCGTTTAAAACCGCGTATTCGCCGCCTGCTCCGAGCAAGTTGACAAAACCG